TGTCTTCCGGCGACCTTCATCGGAGTAACACCTTGATCGGCCCACGGCGTCCTGCTCACGTCGGACCACGAAGCATTGCTAATCTGCTGATCATTTATTGCCGACGCAGCCGGCGCCCACGGGGTCATACCCGGCATGACATCGGCCCATGAGATCTGCCTATATCCGGCCTGCATGTTTGCGCCCAGGGGATCGCGCACGAAGCCGAGCGACTGCGCGAGCGTATCGAGCGACTTGATCCCGGAGCCGCTGGCAGTGAATCCCTTTTCTATGAGGTCGCCGACGATCTTGTCGAGCGCCGAGGCCTTCTCTTTGATGACGTCGAAGGCTTCCCCTTGCGACGTGGCCCAGGCTGAGGACTGGTCGATCTCCCAGAACTTCTTGCGAAGCTCGGCCATGGCGAGCTCGAGTTCGTTCAGGGCAGTAGCGCCTCCGGCACCCATCCCCGCCGTGATGACGGACCCCCCTGCGGCGGCGGATTTCTTCGCCTGTTGGCCAAGAGCTATAGTCAGCGCACTTTGCAGCTTTTCGATTTCATTCACGAACGACTGACGCTCGGCGTCGAAGGTAAGACCAAGCCCACCACCGGCCGCCGATTTCCATTTCCCTGCCGCCTTCGCGGCATCCATATCCGCGACTATTTTTTTATAGTTATTGATCGCTGTTTGAATCATAGAAGCATCGGCATTGCCACCCAGCGCCGTCATGGCGCCGCGAACCTGAGACGCGCGGTCCATCTGCCGATTGAACTCGTCAAGCGCTTTGTTGATGGCTGGAAGCGTCGTCGATCCGATCTCAGCGAGCGCGTTCTTCCAATTGTCGAGCGCCGTTGACCACTTGCCCGAGGTCGTCTCCGCGACCTTGTCCATTAGCTGATAGAACTGCCCGCCCTTGTCGGTAGCCTTCTTGATCGCCGCCTCGACCTGTGCGAAGCCGATCTTGCCGTCGGCGGTCAGCTTGAGGACCTCGCCCCCGGTCACGCCGAGCGTCTCGGAGAGGAGATTCACGATCGGGACGCCTGCGTCGACGAACTGCCACAGGTCGCGGGTATCAGCCTTCCCTTTGGCGACGACCTGGCCGTAGACGAGGGACACGCGTTGCAGCTTCGCATCATCGCCCATCGCAACGTCGCCGAGCCTGCCCATGACACCGACAAGGTCCTCGGTTGCCACGCCCATGCCCTTGAGGGTCTGCGCGGCGTGCTCGACGCCCTGGAAGGACAGCGGCGTCTTCGCGGCGAACTGGTACAGCTGGTCGAAGACCTTGGACCCGCGCTGCATGTCGCCGACGAGGACGCCCCAGGTCATGCGGGACTTCTCGAAACCCGCGGCGAGGGTCACGGACTCGACGGCCAGGTCCTTGATCCCACGAAGCAGTGCCTGGCCGGCCTGGACGGCGATATTGGCGACGGAGGTATAGCCCGCAATGCGGAGGGCTAGATCTTTGAACGAGGTCTCGGTCTTAGCTCCGGCGGCGCTAAGATTGCCGAGAGTCCCGATGGCCTTCTCGAGGCTTTCGGTGCGGGCTTGGAGTTCCAGTACGTTGACTTCAACTGCCATCGCGCCGCTCCGCGAGATAGTCCCGCAGCTCTTCGTCCATCGCCATGATCGCCTCGACCTCGAAGGCATCGAGCGATATCCCCGTTACGTCCTGGTAGGCCTCAAGGTCTCGCCATGTGATGCGGGCGCCTGACATGCCCTCCGATGCCCCGCCCCGTACTGTCCGAAACAGGTCCCACAGATACCGGAAGCCCTCGGGAATCTTGACCGAATCAAGTCTTGGGTCGCGGATGCCCGTCTGCTTCTCGACCTTCTCGAGCTTCTGCCGGAGCGAAGGCGGCGATTGCTTCGCCTTGACCTGCTCCGGCGTGGCTTCGGGCGGAATATTCAGTCCCGCCCAGGCCCGCACCGCCTCCGTTAGCTCCCGGAGGCCTCGGGCAAAAAATTGGCGCGCCCCGTCATGAAGGCGTTCGCCTGGTCGCGGATAGTCGGCATGCGCTTGATCATCTCAGCGAGCGCCGACTCGGAGAACTTGATCTCCTTGCCGTCGAGCATGACCGGGCAGGCCTGGGGCTTGCCGTCGACGACCTCTTCCCCGCGCCAGCCGACCGTGCAGGCCACGATCAGCTTCTCGCGGATCTCCTCCTCGGTCGTGTCGGGGCCGACCTTCTTCATGATTTCCTTCAGGGCCTTCGCGTAGGTCTTCGAGTCCGAGCCCTTGATCGTCAGGAAGAATCCGATGCCCTTGCCGGTCTTCGGATGCTTGATCTCTAGCTCGACCCCGGCCTCGGCCTTGGTCGTCGTATCCAGGAATGCCAGATCCATGTCGTCTCCTTTAGGCGAGCTTGTGCCACTTCCAATTGACGAGCCCAGTCGTTGCGTCCCGGATCGCCTGGAAGCTGCAGTCGATCGTGATGTCGTTCTCGGTGACGTTGGGCTTGGGGAAGCCCGAGAGCTTGACGCTGGGGATGTCGATCGCGTAGCCGGTCAGCCCCAAAGGATCGAGGAGCACCGCGCCGAGCGCGATCGGCGTCTCGGCGAGGTACTTCGTCCAGTACGTGGACCCGGTCAGGTACAGGCCCATGCGTCCGGAGAGATTCGACCGCCCGACCTTGATGCGCTGCGGCACGGACTGGAACGCGGCCAGGGCGTAGTCGTTTCCATTGTCGAGCGCCAGGTCCAGGGTCGTGATGATGGCGGAGGGAGTACCGTCGACCCGGAGCGTCATGCCCGTGGTGTTGCCGTCCATCGGGTCGGTCGTCGTCGCCGCGACCACGGATCCGGTATAGGTCGTCCCCGCAGGGCCGACGATAGACTTGCCCATGAAGTCGAACGAGCCCTTGATGATGCCCTCGATGGGAATCGAGAGGGACATGCCCTTGGCGACCATCCCGAGGTACTCGGCGTAGACCGAGATGTCGATGAAGGCCTCTTCGAAAGCGAGGGACTTCTCGGTCGTGCCCGTCACGAGGTAGCCCATCCTCTGGACCGAAATGCCCGCCTGAGACGAGCACGCGGCGAGCACCGAGGCGCCCGCGGTGTCCTTGGCCTCAGCGAGAGTGAGAAGGTTGTCGGTCCTGGCCGTGACCTTGAAGAATCCGTTGTTCGCCGCGTAGCCCCCGGAGAACCCGGAGACCTTCACGAAGTCGCCGACGGAGATGAGCGAGCCCGAGGACCCGCCGATGCCCGTCGCGGCCATGGTGTTCGTCGACCCGGCGACCACGGTCGTCGAAAGCGACGAGATCGCCGTGCCCGCCGCGACCCAGGCCGAGTAGAAGGCCGACTCGAGCTCGTCGTCCTGCGTGCCGTAGGACAGCTCGAAGGGGAAGGACATGGCGGGCTTCTTGGCGCCGAGCCGCATAGCGATGATCGAGCGGTCGGCGCGCATCTCCTCCGACGTCCACTGACTGCGGTCGACGTTGCCGCCGGCCGCCGCGAGGACGCGATCGGTCTGGAACGCCGTCCCCGAAGGCGTGCCCCAGGACGATTCTTTTACGTGCGATATTCTCCGCTGGCTTCCGGCGCTCATGATCTACCCCCTGGACGTCTCCCGACGTTCATGCCTTGGACTAGTTCGCTACATCAGCCTGCCATTCAATGACGGCCGCGACGTGATGCCATTTCGGGTCGTAGTTGTCTCCCGCGCTTCGATATGCTCGATTCATGCGCACAGCCTGAGCCCCAGAGGTCAGCACCGTGCCCCGCTTGTAGGCGGCGGCAATCCGCTCCGCCTCGACGGCGGTCGCGTCTGCCGAAGCCGTGCCCGAGCCAGAGGGGTCGAACACGTCGACGATGAACACGCCGTAGACGCGGTTCGCCGCCTCGGTTCCGATGGCCGCGGCGCTCGGCTTGCCCGGAAGGAACGTCGCGCGATACCACCGCGTCGAGCCCGGCGAGAACGGCTTGTCCTCCCAGGCTATGGACACATCCGGCACGGCGGCTCCTGGTGAGATGGCCGTGAGATGAGCGGTCAGGGCCGCGCGGACAAGGGCCGTGCTCATATGCCGCCGCCGCCCGTGTTCGACACGTCGATCCCGCCGACCTCGGCGATAGTGACGGCCATCATGCCCGAGGGCGCCTGCCGCGAATATCCGTGCTCGAGCCGGAGAACGTAAGGAACCAGGTTCGTGATGAAGGCCGAGACGCCCGAGGTAGGCTTCCAATCCTTGGTGCTATTCTGAAGCTCTGCGATAGCCGCCTGCCCTGAGGGGTCGATCCGGCTGTTTTCGGAGCGCGAGGACGAGAAAATGGCGGTTTGCCAGCCTCCGCGCGCGCCGCCCTTCTTGACGGGCGTCCGCAGGATAAGCCGGCTCCCGACTTCTAGAACGAGCTTCCGCGCGGCCTTGTCCATCATCGCCGCAGAGTTCTTGGCGTAGATATCGAAGCCCGTCGCGAAGCTGCCCATTAGGTCGCCCTCAGTTCGTAGTAGATCGGCGTGGCGCCAGGCGATAACGGGCGCACCGCGGCGACATAGAGGTTGACCGCGCCGATAACGAGATGATCGCCCACCGCGGGCACGGCGCCGGTCAGCACAAAGAATCGGTCGGCCTCGGAGATGAGCGAGTCCTTCCGCAGGCTCGAGGAATAAATCGAGAGCGACTCCTTCGCATCCTCGAGGACGTCGCATGGGAAGCCGATTGCCCCGCGAACTAGCAGAGCCGGCTGGCCGCACTCCTTAACGAGGGCGGCGGCACCGGCCGCGAGGGCAGAGTAGTCCATCTATCGCCTCGCCATGGTGTTGCCGCTCTTGATGATCTTGCTCAGGGCGCGGGAGATGGCCGGGAAGGCCGTGTCGCCGGACGAGCCGGACCACTCCTGCTCGATCGCCCCGATCTTCTGCCGTCGGAGCCCTGCGTCCGACTTCTTCGTCAGCGCCCCCGCCTCGCCAAGCTCGACGAGCGCGGCCTCGCAGGTCGCCGCAAGGACCCCGGCGGGCACAAGCGTGAGCTCGTAGCCATCGCGGTCGTATGCGTCATCGCGCGGCCAGTCGAGGCCCTGGGTCTCGCTCGAGCGGATCCCGGGCCACAGCTCCCCGTACTTACCGTCGATCGCTGCCGACGCGCGCACCAGAGCGGCCTTGAGGTCGACCTCGCTCGCGTTCCACCACGCGGAATTTCCGCGATCGGCATGGTACGCGAGGGCCGCGGCGAGCGATACATAGCTGTTCGCCCCCGCTACGCCGACCCCGGTCTCGACGGTGAGCATGGCTAGCCCTTCGCCGCGATGGCGGCCTCGAGCCGCTCGGCCGACCAGCGCCTGAGGATTGACTCGGAGACGGGCCTGCCCTCGTCGTCAGAGACCTTGAGCCCCAGGGCCTTAGCGACGAGTTCGGCCTTGCCAGAGACGGGCTCAGCGGCATCCAGGGGCGGCGCGGCCGGAGCCTCGGGAGCCTTGCCGAGGATCGCCTCGACCCGCTCGAGGACCTCGCCGACACGCTTCTCCAGCGCGTTGACGCGATCCTCGAGGCGGCCGAATTTCTCCTTCTCGGTCATGCCGGCCGGGGGCCTGAAGCCCCCGCGAGCTTCGCGCTGCATTACTGAGCCGCCACGGTGTAGGAGATGATGGCGTCGTCCTGGGGGTCGGCCGAGAAGGTGAAGTCGACGTAGCCGTCGCCCGCGACCGCGGACACGCCGGTGACATTGCCCGTACCGTCATTCAGGATGGCCCAGGACACCTGGTCGCCGACTTTCACGTCCTCCATGCCGGAGGTGACGCGCATCGCGGCCCCGAGTGCCCCATCGGCCGCGGCGATGGCGTATAGAGCGCCGGTCCGGTGGCCCGTGCTGTCCGCCTGGTGCGTGTTGAACTTGGCCTTGATGTCGTTCAGCCGGGTAATGGCTCCCGAGAGAGTCGTCACGGTCGTGGCCGCGGCGAGCGCGCTGCCGGCGCCCACATCCGCGATGTGGTAGGTCGGAGTCGTGGCGGCGGCGTCGGTGTTGTGGAGGGCGTACTTTGCCGTGAGGTCGTTGACGAGGGCGAGGAGGGTCGTGAGGTTGTAGGCTACGACGGTAGGGCTGGCGAGCTGGCCGGCGGTATGGAGCGCCTTGTGCTCTCCTGCCGAGGCGCCCTGGTCGGCGACGTGGGCCGCGTAGTCGACGCGAAGCTCGTTCGCGAGAGTGAGCGCCGAGGACATGCCCGCGGCGTTGAGGTCGCGGGACGTGGTGAGGGCGTCCTCGCAGGCGAGGATCGCTTTCTGGTATCTCTTGCGGGTGTTCCGGGCCATGATGTTCTCCTTCTTTCAAGCGAGACGGCGCGCGGGGTTCTGCGCCCCGCGCGCCCTTGCCTCTAGCCGTTGGAGATGAGGCAGACGACGCCCGTGTTCTTCTTCTCGTACACGCGGTCCCAGGAGGTGTCGGCGTAGAGGTTCGCGTCGGTCGGCGTGATCCCGGTGTCCGCGGACATGTTCCAGGAGAAGCCAAGGGGGTGGATCGCGAACTTCGTCCGGGTGTAGAGCTCGTCCACACCGCCGCCGCGCTTGGGATTGCGGTAGACCTCGGCCGGGGTGAGGAAGCTGTTGTTCTCGCCGTAGGCCACGGCGCCGGCCTTGAACAGGTACGAGTGGTACTTGTAGCCGTTCGTCGAGCCGGCGATGACGGGCAGGTTGTCGGACACGATGAGCCGGAGGCCCATATAGGTCGGGATCGTGAGGCGGCCCTGCGAGTCGGCCACGTAGTCGATGAGGTCGTTCTCGACGAGGGTCTGGTACACGACGGAGTGGACCGACATGGCGATGATCTCGTCGAAGACGTCGCCCTGCTTCATGACCGCCTCGATGGTCTTCTTGGCGCTGATCTTGTTCGCGCTCGTGGCGGACAGTCCGGTCTCGGTGGAGATGTCGACGATGAGGTCGGACGAGTCGCCTTGGGCGTTATCCGCGAAGACGCCGCGCAGGGAGTAGATAAGGAGCGACTCCTTCGCCTTGGCCCAGAAGCCCGACACGCGCGAGGCGATGGCCTCGTAGGGATCGGCGCCGGCGAGAGCCGCGGCGAGGTCGTTGGAGCCCCAAGCCTTCTCGCGGATCTGCTTGCGCGCGATCATCTTGTCGGTAGCGATCGGGTTGACCGTGGTGTCGAAGGTCTCGGAAGGGATGTCCGAGTCGCCCGTCAGATCCTTCCAGTAGGGCAGGTTAAAGGTCTTTCCGCCCCCGCCCAGGAGGGCGGCCAGCTGGCCGTTTGCGACCATGATGCCGGCCTGAGCGAACCGGTTCTGATTGAGAGATCGCTCCGCGATGTACGGGGCGAATATCTCCGGGGTTACGATGTCCGCTATCCTGGTCTCGTTAGCCATGATGCTCTCCTCTACGTCTCCCGACGTTGAAAAAACGCCCTATGTCTCTCGACGTTGGGCTGTCAGCTTGCGGCGCTCATGAGCTCGTTCGCCCGGGCGGGGTCGGCCTTAAAGAGCGCCGTGCGCTCGGCTAGCCCCATCTCGGCCCAGCTCTTCGCGGTGCCGTCTGCCTTTTTGAGATTCAGCCCCCCGCCCGCGCCGGAGTTGACCGACGCCGGAATGAAGCGCTTGGCGTGGGAGGTGGTCGGGTAGACCTTCTCGACGTACTCGCCGAGCGGCTGCTCGATCTCTTTCCCCGCCCCGTCCTTGTACGCGACGAAGGCCTCGCCCTTGTCGTTGTACTTCAGCATGGACTTGACGAAGCCGATGGCGTCGGTCACGTCCTCGGGGTTCAGCTTGCCGATGCCCACCTTGCCGAGCGCTTCCCGCAGGGTTACGCCGGACTGGAAGTCGCGGGCCTTCGCCGAGGTCTCGCCGAGGCTCTTCGTAAGCTCGTCGCGCTCCTTCGTGAGCTTGTCGACGGCGGCCGTGTGGGTCGTCTCCGACTTCTTCACCTGCTCCCTGAGTTCCGCGACCTCAGCCTCGAGGTCGGCGACCTTCGCCTCCGCGCCCGTCTTCGTGCTCCGCTTCTCGTCGATGAGCTCCTTGTTTTTCTTTTGGAGCGCATCGATAGACGCCTGAGCCTCCGCGAGCTTGGTCTCGAGTTCGGCGAGCCTCGCATCCTCTGCCATGCCATCCTCCGTCGCCGCGGCGCTGCCGTGACGTGTGCGGGCGCAGCCCGCGGTATGTGCTCCGGCGCTGCCGGATCGATGCAAAACAAAAAGGCGCATCACCCGCCCGGTTTCCCATGTGGTTGATGCGCCTCTCTTTCGAGTATAGCGTTTCGGGGTTTCCCCCTACAATCTAGTTATATAGTATCATGCTTTCGCTTGCAAAGCTAGTCCCCGACTTGCAATGCTTCAATTTTCCTCGTCTCGATTGATGCAACGCGCCCCTCGCGGGTGACATGCAGCTGTATCCAGCCCTCGGCGCGCGCCGCCCTGATTTCATCGATGCGCTCAAGGACGGCCTCGGCGGCCTGCTTGTCGGCCAGGATCACGCCACCCTCCCCCTCTTCACGCCCAGCTCTTTCAGGGTCAGGAGCTTCCCATCCTTGACCATAGCCTCGACCTTCATGCCCTGCTCGTACAGCCGCGCCCGGTTCGGCCTGAGGACTTTGATCCGCGCCGCCGGGCTCATGGTCTCGAGCCGGTCGGTCCATGTCGTCGTCGCGGGGACCTGGCCGTCCATACTGGCGCGGGTCCCGGGCGGGAGCTCGTCTACGTCGTAGCCAAGCTCGCGCCAGGACTTGAGGACGGGGACGAACCCGCCACGGCAACCGATATGGGCGGGGAGCATGGGCCGTGGCTCGCCTGCCGGGTAGAAGCGCCCGTCCTCGACACCGCAGAGGATGCAGGTCGCCGAGTCGAGCGTCTCGTAGCGCTGGTAGCCCTTGATCAGGTCCTCGTTCTCGTCGTAGAAAGCCTCGCGGGCACGGTTGGAAACGTGGTGTATCGCCGTCCTTGCAAGCGCCTCGGCCTCGCGGGTCGATACGTCCTCGAGCGCCCCGCCCTCGTATTCACCGGGGATATAGCGGCGACGTCCATCCACCTTGCGCCACGAGGCCCGGCGGACAACCTTGCCCCGCAGGCGGCGCGTCAGCTCGTCCACGGTATCGCCCGAAAGCATGCCGTCGCGGATGGCGTCATAAGCCGCAGTACGGATGTTGATGCCCAGGGCATCGAAGAGTTGATCGAGCGTCGACCCACCAATGTTCGTCGGGAGGTCGATGAGCGCTTTTAAAAAAGAGGGAGACGGGGCGGACAGGGAGATGCCTACTGCTATCCCGCGTGCCTCCGCTTCTACCCAGGCCCCCTCATCTACTGCTAGTTTCCTCAGTCCGCCCCGCATCGCCTCATAGGCTTCTTGCAGCGCGGCTTGGTAGATCGCGTCCAGGTCCTCGGCGATCTCTTCAAGCTGCCCCCAGGCGCCCCCGGCCTTGGCTATCTTGCCGAGAACCTCATCGTGGGCTGATTCGAGGATGGGCAGGAGCGCGCGAAGCTGCTCGCGGGAGAAGGCCTCGAGGTAGTCGCCTCGGGCGAGGAGGGCGCGCAGGAGGGAGGTGGAGGCGTTCATGTGGACAACCTCACCATAATTCGTTTTTTTCTTGGCCGAACACCCATACTAAGCAGAGAAGCCGAGGCCGCAGCAATAGACTCTAAATTAAAGGGCGTGCGTTCGGCCCAACGTTCCAGTTTCCCAAATCTTCCCTTAGCCCTATTATGGGCTCGCCGGCGCATAACCCCGCGCGTCACGCGCTCGCCCCCTGTGCCCCCGCCTTCGCCGCTACCAGCCTCGCCGTCGTGTCGAGCTGGGCGGCGGCCTTCTCGGCTCGGGCTTCCTGCTCGGCTTCTAGGTCATTGGCTATGCTCTC